ATGAAAACATTTAAAGAGTACATTAACGAAACCAGTTGTCGTGGTAACTATGTGGCAATCAATGCTCCAGATTTGGATTATGTCTGGAGAATGTTTGGTGTTCGACCACCTAAAACAGGTAGTTCACCGCCCAGAGGAGATTATCATTGTACACTAGTCTATTCTAAGGAATCAAATCTGGATCCTGCAGATAGTCTAGAGAAGATTAATTCGGTTGGTGTGACATATCCTATTCTAGCTGGCATTACTCATTTCTCAGTATTAACTGATAGTGATACTGGAAAGGCTTGTCTGGTGGCTAATCTAAATGCCTCGGCTATTCATAAACTACATGATGTATGTCGTGGTCTTGGTATGAGTCATTCATACACTGAGTACAGTCCACATATTACATTAAGGTACGGGATGGACCCAGATGAGGCTGAAGCATATGTTGAGGAATTGAATATGAGACCAGTTCAAGATTCCGGTGCTCACTTTGATGTCAGACTAGAGAAAATCCGGTCAGAACGTATTAACAATAATTACATCTGATGATAGTCGCCCGCCGCCCAAATGAAATCAACCCATTAAATCCCAATGGGTTTCTATTCTCTGTTCAGAAGTTACCAGAGGTGACATTCTTTGTTCAAGATGCAGAGTTACCGACTATCTCAATTGGTACAGTGACTCAGGCTACACCGGTCCATGATATCAAGATTCCCGGTGAGACTGCCGAGTTTGATAACCTGACTATTACATTCCTAGTTGATGAGAAGTTTATTAACTGGAAGGTCATCTACGGCTGGCTGATTGGTTTAACATATCCAGAGGGACATGCAATCTATAGAGCATTCTTAGCAGCAGAAAGAAACTCCCAGAGTAGAACCGAGATTGCTAAGGGATACTCAGATGCCACACTAACCGTTCTTGATAGTGCCAATCATCCAGTACAGAGCATCAGATTTGTAGATTTATATCCCACTAGTCTATCCGCTTTGCAATTCAGTTCTCAGAATACCGATGTGCAGTACCTTAAGGCTACCGTCAACTTTGCCTATTCATTCTATAGGTTAGATATACCAGATCCAATTCCATTGCCAAAACAATGGAGATGAACAAAGGGACCGAGTGGTCCCTTTTCTTTTAAGAGTAATCCCAGATTACATGATTAGGTAATCCTCTACCACCTAGACCAAGATGTAAAAATCGTGGGTGGATACCGATTCGAGTAATACCATGTTTTAATGCAAGTTGAACTAAACGGAACCTATCTGCCCCATTGTCGCAAGCAATATCGGCACACATTCCCTGGGTGTGTTCGCCGTTGCTATGTGTCTTCCTAGCCTCAACGGGGTGGGTAGGATGTCTAAATCCGCTTGTGACACGCATGGGTCGACCATGTTCTGTCCGAATAGCCTGCAGAACAACCATAAACTCATGGCGCATCTCATTTAATCCGGTATGGCGGCAGTTGAATTCAGCTTGGCTAAAGTTTGGGTACGTACCCCATTTTGCTAGTGTCATATCATCTCCTAAATAGTTTCATGGATAACTCTATTTAATACTATGATGACACTTGAACAACTTCGGAATGAATGGGCTATAGATTGTGACATTGATGATCTACACTTAGACAGGGCAGCAGGTAAATCCCCGCATTTACATTCAAAATATCTTAATGAACTGATTCAGGTCAAGTTAAAATTGACTAAAACAGTATTTGACCTTAACCAACTCAGAACTAAAAAGATCAAGTATTTCCGTGGAGAAATGACACGTGAAGAACTGCAGGAACTCGGCTGGGAACAATGGCAGTATAAAACCCTCAAGTCAGATATAGATCAATTGGTTGAATCTGATACTGATGTACAAACTATTCAAGCTAGGGTAGAGTTCCTAAGGGCAACTATATATTTCCTAGAATCTGTACTTAATGAAATTAAGACTCGTTCATTTCATATCAAGAATATAATTGAATTCCAAAAGTTTA